CGCACGCGAAGAATTCTCTCCGCCCGCGTGGCGGAGAGTGGATTGAAACTGATGGCTCACAGCGCGAAAGAAAAGTTTGACATTCTCTCCGCCCGCGTGGCGGAGAGTGGATTGAAACGTCAGGAAAGTTACGGTGCACCTGCAGCCCCAGATTCTCTCCGCCCGCGTGGCGGAGAGTGGATTGAAACTTCCAGAGTCGTGGGCGAGTTGATGTCGTCCTCGCATTCTCTCCGCCCGCGTGGCGGAGAGTGGATTGAAACCCGTTCTTTGCCATTTATTATCTGGCCGAGTAATTCTCTCCGCCCGCGTGGCGGAGAGTGGATTGAAACTTCTACAACCCTTGTGCATTATTTTCCTCCCGCATTCTCTCCGCCCGCGTGGCGGAGAGTGGATTGAAACTTGAAAGGGACAAGAAGGGCAGGCTCGGCTTCCATTCTCTCCGCCCGCGTGGCGGAGAGTGGATTGAAACAAGAAGGACGGCAAGTGGAAGGATGATATGCGGCATTCTCTCCGCCCGCGTGGCGGAGAGTGGATTGAAACGCAGTAGGAGCGCAGGAATAATAAGGTTCGGCGAATTCTCTCCGCCCGCGTGGCGGAGAGTGGATTGAAACCGGGATCGCGCCAGCCATTCCCAACATTCCGCATTCTCTCCGCCCGCGTGGCGGAGAGTGGATTGAAACCGTTTTCCCGGCGACATCGGCCAACTGCTTTTTATTCTCTCCGCCCGCGTGGCGGAGAGTGGATTGAAACGGCGTTCCACTTGCGAGCCGATAAACCGAAAAAATTCTCTCCGCCCGCGTGGCGGAGAGTGGATTGAAACGTGATGGGTCGTCCCCGATTATGTCGGGGGCGGCATTCTCTCCGCCCGCGTGGCGGAGAGTGGATTGAAACGTCTTGCCAACAGGTTTACCAATCACAAACTCCATTCTCTCCGCCCGCGTGGCGGAGAGTGGATTGAAACCCGCAGGCTTATAAGCGTTTCGGCCTGAAACAGATTCTCTCCGCCCGCGTGGCGGAGAGTGGATTGAAACAATGATAACACTGCCCTGGACGATGACCTTGCTGATTCTCTCCGCCCGCGTGGCGGAGAGTGGATTGAAACCTGAACCCCAGCGCGTCCGCGACGCCGTCCTTTATTCTCTCCGCCCGCGTGGCGGAGAGTGGATTGAAACGCGTACTCCCGGACACGCGTTCTCCTCGTCAAATTCTCTCCGCTTACGAGGCGGCTAAGATGTTGTGGCACTGGCGGGCGAAGTGTAGTAGAATTTATGCGGGGCGGATAGGGTAGCGCCCGAACCGCCGCAACTCCCCCCGATAAGTCGGGCCCGTCCCACTTCTTCTTTTGCGAGATTGCATAGCGAGATGCAACATGGGTAAGGACATTTCTGCAACCCCCACGCCCGGCGAAGATGACAGCGCTTTTGTTACACGCCTTCTCAGCGCAATTGAACCGCCTGTTCTGAATGCGGATGACATGGCGCGACTCACGGCTTGTCTCAATAGGCCAGAGAACAGAGGGAATGCCGAGAGCCAGTCTTCTGTGTTAGAAATTGCGAAAGAGATTGAACACCGCGACATTCTTAGGGGAGTGCGATACTTCAATAACGAACTTGCGAAAATGCGGAATAAAGGTAGAAATATCGACCAGAGTATCAGAACTCTATCAATTATGTGCATGACCTCATTCCCCGCTATGATACGCCACTACCAAAAGAACGCCGAAGCCGCCAAAGAAGTTGAAAAGGATGCGAAAGAAGCGGCGCATGGAATTGGCAACAGCAATGAGCCGACCGGCAACCCCGCGGAAGATGTCGGATGCGCCGTCACTCTTTCCCCTGCCGTCCGGCGATTTTGTGCTTTTGATGACTTTTCCAACGCTATCACTAATTTTACTCTGTGGGGACTGCCGGTATTTGAAAAATTGTCTTCGGCAGAGAAAGAATCATTTCGGGCACTCTTGGCGAAGGGCCGGGGGGCACTTCACTACTATCTTTTTGATTGCCAGAAGGCAGTGTATCGCGAAGGCTTGGAGGATAAAGTGCCTGACGAATGGATGCAATTCGACCTAAGTCATTTCGACGTGAAGACGGGATTCCCCGATGCAAAACGTCACAAGGTAAAAGAGACTCTGGACAAAATGCACTTAGTGTCAATGAAACTAATGGCCGAAGTCGAAGCCGAAGCCGCCAAAGGCGCGGGGGAAACTGGCGGAAGTGCAGAACATAAACCCGCGAAGAAATCCGACAAGACCGCCGAAGAAAAACCGCAAGCCCCACGCCCGATAACGCCGGAAGCAAACGAAGAACATTGGTGGGAACAGTGGTGCAAGTTGACCGCCGAAGTGCAGTTTTTCGGACCGCCCGAAAAACAGGATGAACTCCGGCTACGGGAAAAGGAAATAGAGTTGGAGCGTTTGCAGGCTGCTGCCGTCGTATTCTCGGCACACGGGTTGCCGTTATTTATCAACCTTGCGCGCGGTCTCCTTGACCTCTTGACTGAATACCCGCGATATTGCTCGGAGAATCTCAAAGCGATTGCCGCTCATGATCCGCATGTTATAGCAGAGTTAAGGCGGAAGGGAGACATTCTGCGAGACGGTTTCCAGGCGGTTTATCGGGAAGCGTGGCGGCTGGGCCTGCGGACTGATCCCGCGCCGCTAATAAAGGCCCTTCTGCCCGGTAAGATTGGGGAAGGGGACAGGGAGAGCATTGAGGCCGCAGGGCATACCCTTCATTGTCTGCTTCTGGACGCTCAGGCCATACACGGCGCGGGGAAAGCGGGTGAAGAAACGCCAGCTGAACGTTACGACAAGATGATGGCGGAGGGGATGCAGCGCCTAAAAGATGCAAAAGTCCTTCCCGATCCCAAGAAAGGCGTCTTTGCTGACCCTGAACCCTGGACTGAGAAAATGGCGGACGCCCAAAGGTATTATCCTGACGACGCTGTTCTGCGCGGTTTCCAAGAGATATTTCCGAAGTGCGAGCCTGATGAGATCTGGGATAAAATCAATACCGCGCTTATGAAAAATGGCCGGACACCCCCGGAAATCATTCAGTGGACGGTTTCGCAAGCATACGAGTATTTGAAGGCAATCGCGCCCATACAGGCAAACGGCGCGGAGAAAACCAACAAGATTGACAACACCAATTCCGAGCCTACAAACGTCAACGTCCTGAACGAGGTGAGGATTGCCGGCTTTGATGACTTTACGCGCAGCGTACAAGATGCGATTCAACGCTCAAGCGAAGAACGTCGGATAGCGGAAAAAGAAAAGATCGATGCGAAAGTATCCGCCTTTCTCAAGGATAATCCTGGCGCTCTCATGAAAGAGGTATGTGCCTACCTGGATAAGGCATGTCCGCGTGCGGGAAAGGAAAAATGGGAACGGGGGGCGTATCTGAGCAATTTACCCGCATGGCGGGCTGAAATGGACAGACGGGCCGGGCTATTCAAGTCAAAGGAACAGAAGGAGGATTTGCACACCGATGTAACGGCAGACAGTGCTACGGCCAGCGGGAACCGACCCGTTGCCGACAAGGATAGCGTACTAAAGACTCTTGAAGATGAAGAAGTGTTGGGAAAACTCCTCCCGTATCTTTACGAAAACCCCCGCGCTTCTTTTATAGAGGCGTGCAAGTACGTAGGGGTTACACCCGAAAAGGAGATGCCCCAAGACAAGTGGGAAGAATTAAAGGCGTGCTTAATAGACCAGTTCAAAGACAAAAAGAAAGAGGAAATGGCCCGTTCACGGGTGAACAGGAATAATAAGAAAGAACCTGGAATGTAAGAAAATACGTAGGAATTTGGAATAGTTGCACAACATCATGCCGCCCCATTGGTTGCACCGCGTCTTACGCTGCCTTATCGAAAACAAACATATCAAAAACACCCTTTAGATGCATTCCTTTTTTCGCGTTCACGTGTGAACAACGCCTTTCCTGTGGTGCGACACTTCTTATCACGTAGTTGTGAGGGCAGACTATGGACACACAGGCAGTTGTTCGGACTCTGAAAGGCGAGGGTTTTATTCTGTCCCCCGGGTATATCCGTTGGGTTATCGCTGAAGGACACATACCGGCCCCCGAAGTGAAAGTGGGTTCTGCGTTTCTTTGGGCTGAGGGCGACATTGACCGACTGCGGCAGTTTTTACGGCGTCAAGGACACGGGCCAGTGGCGGGGAATCGATGACCGCAACGAAAGAATCAAGCCTTGCCCCTGAGTTAGCGCGCGTTGCGCAGCGGTTGGACAGAAAGACCGCCGCGATTCAAGCGAAGGCTGAGGAAGCGGCGGAACTGCCCGAAGAACCGCGAGAGGCATACTTCTATCCCACACAGGCCGTTGCAGCACTACCTAGTGATATGGGAAACGCCGCGCGGTTGATTATGCGCTACAGGCGCGACATTCGATATTGTGGCGCGTGGGGCACGTGGATGATTTGGGACGGTTGCCGTTGGAAGCGGGACGAAAAGTTGGAAATTCTCAGGCTGGCGAAGGAAACGGCGTTGGGCCTTTTCGACCAGGCGGAACAGGCGGCCCGGAAGGGCGCATCAAGCGCCACGTTGGCACGTTGGGCGGCCCGTTCGCAAGAGAGGGGAAGGCTGGAGGCGATGATCGCTCTGGCGCGGCCCGAAGCGGCGGTGACACCCGATGAACTCGACCGTGACCCATTTGTGTTGAATGTCGAAAACTGCACGATTGACCTGCGAAACGGCGAGGCACGCCCGCACAGGCGCGAGAATATGATCACGAAACTCGCAACCGTCGTTTTTGACCCGCAAGCCAAATGTCCCCGGTGGGATAAATTCCTCAGCGAGATTTTCGACGGGAACCGCGCCGTGATCGCCTATTTTCAACACCTTGTTGGGCATTGTCTAACCGGCGATGTTTCTGAGCAATTTCTGCACGTGTTTCACGGGAGCGGGCAAAACGGCAAGAGCGTCCTTACAGATACGTTGGTGAACTTGCTGGGCGACTACGCGGCGATAGTGCCTGCTGATCTTTTAGTGACCCGCAGAGATACCGAGCATCCTACAGAACTAACGACGCTTTGCGGACGGCGGCTTGCGGTTGCCTCCGAGAGCGAGGATGGTCAGCGGTTGCGTATTTCGCGCGTGAAAGCGCTGACGGGCGATTCCACGCTGACTGCGAGATACATGCGAGCCGATTATTTCAGTTTTCAGCGAACGCACAAACTGATATTAGTCACGAATCACACGCCGCGAATCGCTGATGACACTATCGCGATTTGGCGCCGTGTCCGCCTGCTGCCCTTCACTGTCCAGTTTCCGCTGGAGCACCAGGATAAAGATTTGCTCCGCAAACTCCGCGATGAATACAGCGGCATTTTGAACTGGTGTGTCGAAGGTTGCCTGGCCTGGCAAGAAGATGGCCTTCAGGCACCGCCGGAAGTCCAGGCGGCGACCGAAAGTTATCGCGCTGAGGAAGACAACCTGACCGACTTTTTCGGCGAGAAGTGCTTTTTTGACAATTTCGCTTTTATGGGGAAAACGGAACTTTACAAGGCTTATGAGGTCTGGGCCGTCGAACAGGGCGAAAAGCATCCATTGAACCGCAACATCTTCATCAAGCGCGTCCGGCAACATGCGGGCATTTCCGAAACCGTGAAAAAAACCGGCGGGAAAGCAGAGCGCGTTTTTGTCGGTGTTGGCCTTTCCACTGCGGGGTCGGTTACAGGTTACACCTAGTTACGCCTATTTCCCTATAAGTGTGTATTTCGTTCTCATGGGGCATAAACCGGAAAATAGCGTAACCGAGTGTAACCGTAACCGTGATTGAAAAACCTGAAACGGAAACCGCTGAATGCCGTGGAGCGCATGTGCAGATGAAGTAAATGGTTCCTTCCGGGCGGAATCGCTTCATGACGCCCGCGGGAACAGTCGCCTCATTAGAGACAGTTTGTTTTGCTTGTCCGGTTTTTGGCTCAGGTGCTTTTTACGGAGAGTAGATCATGAAAGTTGAGATGCGAAACATCGAAACGCTGAAACCCTACCCGCACAACCCGCGAAAAAACGAAATGGCAGTTGACGCGGTTGCCAAGTCAATTAAAGCCTTCGGCTTCAAAGTCCCAATAGTCATCGACCGGGACAGCGTTATCATTGCGGGCCATACCCGCCTATTCGCGGCTCAGAAACTCGGCCTATCTGATGTTCCATGCGTCATCGCCAGCGATCTTACGCCCGCGCAGGCCAAAGCGTTCCGCATAGCGGACAACAAGACAGCGGAACTCGCGGAGTGGGATTTTGACTCGCTGCAGGTGGAACTCAAGGACCTCGTCGCAGCAGACCTCGACCTGGGAACACTGGCATTTTCCAATGAGGAACTCGAGAAGATTCTCGGCCCGGACTATTTTGGCAACGCGGGTCTGCAGGACCCCGACTATGTCCCCGAGCCGCCGGATAAGGCCATCACGCAACCGGGCGACCTTTGGCTGCTCGGCGACCATCGCCTTCTGTGCGGTGACTCCAGCAAAACCGAGGATGTTGACCGCCTCCTGGACGGTGCGAAGATACAACTCGTCAATACCGACCCGCCTTACAACGTGAGCGTCGCACCGAGAAGCAACAACGCCTCCGTCGCCGCGGCCGCTTCGGGTGCATACATGGGCCAGCAGGGAATGGACGCGGCAATCCGCAAGGGTGGGGCGCACGCCACGACCACGAAGATGCGTCCGAAGGACAGGCCGCTCGTCAACGACTTCGTCTCGGACGAGCAGTTCGAGAAGATGCTGAGGCTGTGGTTCGGAAACGTCCAGCGAGTCCTGGAGCCCGGGCGCAGTTACTACATCTGGGGCGGGTACAGCAACATCTGGAACTATCCCAACGCGCTCAAGGCGTGCGAGTTGTATTTCAGCCAGATGATTATCTGGGTGAAGGAACATCCGGTTCTGACACGGAAAGACTTCATGGGAAATCACGAGTGGTGCTTCTACGGCTGGCGCGAGGGCGCGGCGCATTACTTCACGCCGGAGATCCACAACGCCACTGATGTCTGGTCGGTGAAGAAAATTCCCTCCCAGCAAATGGAACATTTAACGGCCAAGCCAGTAGAACTTGCGGTCAGAGCAATGACCTATTCATCGCGTCCCGGAGAGAACATCCTCGACCTCTTCGGCGGATCTGGAAGCACGCTCATTGCGGCGGAGAAGACTGGGCGGCGGGCGTTCATCATGGAAATTGACCCGCTCTACTGTGATGTCATCTCCGACAGGTTCCAGCGTTTCACCGGCAAGCCCGCGATTCTTGAGCGCACCGGCGCGTCGCCTATCCCCATGAAACCTCGCGAGGAGAACATGAGGTGAGCGGAAATATTACTCCATACGGTTACCGGCGCATCGTAATGAAAAACAGAAAGCAGAAATTTGAACACGTCCTTGTCTGGGAAGCGCATCACGGCCCAGTTCCGCCAAGCATGGAGTTGCATCACGTCAACGGTGACAAACTCGACAACCGAATTGAAAACCTTCGGCTTGTCACGCGACTTGATCACAAACGCATACATAGCGGTTGCGTTCTGCGGGACGGCGTGTGGTGGAAGAGATGCCGTAAGTGCCGCTCGTACAAGCCGGTCACGGAGTACTATAACTACCCAGGCCGCAACGGCGTGATGGGAATATGCCGCGTTTGTGCCAGTAGCCTTGCTGTAGAGTATAAAAAACGACGGAGAGCGCGTCGTTTGGAATCTCTCAACAACAAGAAAACCGCAAGCATTATGTCTGTCGCCTGTGCGACTGATGGTGTTGACAAATAAACCTGAACCAAAGGAGCCGACCATGGCACGACCTAGGAAGGTAATTGACGAAAGGCAAGTGGAGGCGCTCGCCAGTATCATGTGCACCAACGCTGAAATCGCCGCGGTACTGGACTGCTCCAGTGATACGCTGGAGCGGCGTTTCACGGCAGTATTGGAAAAGGGCCGGCTTAAGGGAAAACAGAGCCTGCGGCGCAAGCAGTATCAGTTGGCAATGGACGGCAACGCAACACTGCTGATATGGTTGGGCAAGCAGCACCTCGGCCAGAGCGAGAGGCAGGAGACCGCGTTGACCGGCGGGGTGAACCTGACGAACACGACAGAAACTCCGGCCCAAATCGTAGAGGCGATGGTTGAGGCGACCGTTGGCCGCCGCGTCGCTGACGAGCAAGACAGATGGAGCCGAGACAACTAACGGCCGTTCGCACACGGTTGCGCCGTGGCGCGCCCCGAGGCGAAGGTCGAGTAAACCGCCAAGCGGCAGCAAAGGAACGCAACCCGGCGCAACGTGGCGCGACGTTTACGCGAGAAACAGCATGCTAAGTAGCGGAGTTCATCTTTTATCGCTTCAAGAAGCCAAAGCCTTCGTCAGGCTGTGGCATTACTCAAAGATATTTCCGCCGCACTGCTTGGTCAACCTCGGCGCGCTTGATGCGAACGGCGAACTCGCGGCGGTAGCGATGTGGGGTTACGGCGTGAGACCGAGGCACACGATACAACGCCTCTTTCCGAGCCTAGGCGTGAAGGATTACCTAGAACTCAACAGGCTATGCGTGCGCGACGACATGCCACGCAACTCCGAGTCGCGGTTCATCTCACAGTGCGTGAAATGGATACGCGAGAACAGACCGGACGTGAAGGTGCTCTTCTCCTGGGCTGACGGATTGCGTGGCAAGCCCGGCTTCGTGTACCAGGCGGCGTCCTGGCTTTACGGGGGATTCATCAAGACCGACCTGTACGTGGACGAGCACGGCGGCCCGATACATCCGCGTTTGATGATAACACGATTAGGCACGAGGGCGCGGGCGGAGTGGACACGACAGGGATTCGCCAAGTGGAAAGGTTATCAGTTCCGTTACGTGAAGTTCCTATGTAGCCACCGCGAGCGCAAGCGTCTTCTGCGCGAGTCTCTCATGCGCTGGCGCGCACGGGGTTATCCCAAGAAGGTGGATTGCCGCTGGTGGGTAGATGCGGGGGAAGGCTCAAGAGAGAGCCGCCAGCCTCCCCGGTTGGAGGGGTCGGGGCAGTTCCGGCACCCCGCTCCATCTGTCGCCTGTGCGGCGGATGGGTTGACAAGTAAACCTGAACCAAAGGAGCCAAACAATGGCACGGCCCAGGAAAGTAATTGACGCAAGGCAAGTGGAGGCGCTCGCAAGCATCATGTGCACCACCGAGGAGATCGGCGCGGTGGTGGGGTGCTCCAAGGCCACGCTGGAACGACGTTTCATGGCGGCATTGGAAAAGGGGCGTCTCAGGGGGAAACAGAGCATTCGCCGCAAGATGTATCACCTAGCGATGGACGGCAACGCGACGATGCTGATATGGCTGAGCAAACAGTATTTAGGACACGCGGACAGGCACGAAGTGGAGCAGAGCGGCGGCGGATTTACGTTTGCCGACTTCGTCAGGGTGGCACTCGGAGAAAAAGAACCCCCCAAACCGTTATCTGGAAACGGGGGCCGCTCTTGAGCGCGTCCGTGAGGATTGATGGTTGTGATGGCGTGATCACCGACAAACCCCAGCGGATGCTGGGGTGGTCGGGACTTCTGGAGGGACCGATGTTACGCGTTGAGTTTGAACATCCCTCGTTCCGTTTTGCGGAACCGCGAGGTTTCGCCCTTCGTGGCGATCTCGCGAATGATTGCGGCGTAGACCGTCGCGGCGGGCGTCTTGCCGTTCGTCGTCCAGTAGCCCTTCGCAATGGCGCGCTCGACGATGGTCTTGCAGTTCAGCGGCTCGCCCGCGTCCTTCAGAACCTTCGCGGCGGCGTCGAGTCCGGACATCTTGCCGTCCTCGCGCGCGGCCTTCTTGGGCGTCTCCGGCGCGGTCTTCTGCGCTTCCGCAACCTTCGTCTGGGACTTCTTCGCGGCCTCGGACTTCTGTGTTTTCTTGTGCTTCTTCATGGCAATCCTCCGTGTTTTGGGAAAAGGGAAACGTGTTAAACGTCGCATGGATCATACGATGCGGGGGTGGGGTGCCAAGTGGAATGTCGCGGAATTCCGAGAAATGCCGCAGATTGGCGCTCTGTTAGGCCGGGCGGCGGCAACCGTCGTGCTCTCGCGCTAATGTGGCGTAAATTTCGCGCCACGTTCGCCACGGTGCGCAACGGAGGATCAAGGGCTAGGAAGGATACGCGGACTTGCGACTTTTGCGACGGTGCGCAAGGGGTGCGAACTACTCCAATTTCTTCAGGGGGGACAACATGAATCTCATGCAGTTTATCGGCGGTGAATGCGCAAACCATCGGGACGACGGGTCGTGTCTTGGCATGCCCGTGTTGCTCACGAAAGATTCAAAGATGTTCCCGGCGGCGAAGTGCCGCGTGGCCGAAAAGAAACGCTGTGCCTACTTTGAAAAATGCGTTCTGCCGCTGGCAACACAACGCGGCGAACCCCCGGTATTGAGACAGTACGGGCAGTTGGCCGCAACACCTGAGTTGGCGACGAGCATACGATATTGCGACTGCGGTGCGCCCATGAGTAAAACCGCCCGAATGTGTGAATCTTGCCGCTTGCGGAACCGCCGAAAGACCTTTCGGGAATCCGCCAATAAACACAGGCGTCTGGCTGTCAACAGTTAGGTCTTGTAAGTCCTTGCGGCATATAGGCTGAAAATCGCGTTTTGAGGAAAGCCGTACTTTGTATCGGCTTTCCGATTTGAGCGTGAACTCAACTGTTATACATGGGGCTTACAAAGCGTCTATAACGTATGGACCGGGGCCGGTCAAAAAGTTTGGAGCTTTGCGCGGGACCGTGCGCGGTAGCCGCGTGAAAAAACTCACGGGTTTTGAAAATTAGAAAACGCACGATGCGTTGTCGTGACAAGGGAGGCATCAGTCATGGGAGCACGTGGACCTAAACCGACGCCAAGGAATATCTTGCGGCTGCGCGGCTCATGGCGCGCGAACATCAATCCTGATGCACCGGAGCCGCCGGTAAGAACATTAAAATGCCCCAAGAACCTTGATAAAACAGCGAAAAAGATATGGCGCCGGACGGCGAGGGATCTGCAAGCCTGCGGACTGCTCACTTGCATCGACGAGCAAGCGCTGGAGCGGTACTGCTATCTGCGCTCGCTCCTTATTCGCACGCAGGAATTCATCGATAAAACGGGCGGCTGCCACATAGAGTTCGAGACGCTGCCGGATGGGCGCAAAACGATCAAGCGGGTCGACGATTTCCCGCACATCGACCGCCTCCTCAAGATCGCCGCGGCACTCCACCGCTTGGAGGACTCCTTCGGAATGAACCCATCCTCGCGGACGAGGATATCCGTGCCGAAAGACGAGACATGTCGCGACAGAAACAGCCGCGCGGCACGGTTCTTTCGAGATTTGGGATGAAGCGGCTAAATCGCTCACCTTAACAGTGAGCAGGACTTGCGGCGTCCGTTGACCGGAGTTTTGCCCCCTTCCGGCCCCTTTTTAATAGTGCCGCAAAACTCCGTTTTGTGCGGGGAAAATAACTCTCTCCCCGTTAACCAATCGGGCAAACACGGTTTTAAGTTGTTTATTTGGCCTCCCAGAAAATCGCTTCGAACTATGGCCGGGTAGGTTAACGGTAGAGAGAAGTTTCCAACCGTACGACGCGCCAAAGATAACGCAAAGGGCGTCGCGGCGTTTTGACTCACGGAGAGTACCCATGAATGCTTTCGAAGATGACCCGACAGACGTCAGTTTCACACCCTACGACCGAGTCCGTGAACTCTCGGCCATATTCGCGGCTGGGCTCCTGCGTCTCAGTTCCCGCCCGCAAGTATTGCCCATGGCGGCTGACTCAGAGACGTGCGGCGCGCCGCCGGAATTCTCACAATTCGCCGGGAATCCACTTGGCTTTTGCGCGAAACCGTTGCCTGATCCTCCCACCGGTTAACGCACGTGAGAACCTTTAGAGAGGATGGCACATGAACCTCGGAAAAGACATCGCACTATTAAAACGCATGACGCTGGCCGAACTGCGGGGGCGCTACGCCGAGGTCTTCAGCGAGGAGACGCGCAACCGTCACAAGGACTTCCTCGTCAAGCGCATTGCGTGGAGAATCCAATCGGTGGGGGAGGGCAGCCTCTCGGAACGCGCACGACGCCGGGCCGAAGAACTTGCAAGCGACGCGGACATCCGCATGCACGCGCCGAAAATAACCTCATTGCCCGCGCCGGAGCGGACGCGAGTGGGGGAGTTGCACATTTCAACGGACAAACGGCTCCCGATGCCCGGCGCGGTCTTGGAGCGCACCTACAAGGGCAGGACCGTCATTGTGACGGTGCTGCCCAACGGCTTCGAATACGAAGGCAAGGTTTACCGGTCGCTTTCCGCAGTGGCCAAGGCCGTCACCGGCACGCACTGGAACGGCTACCATTTCTTCGGACTTCTGAAAGGCAACGATCATGCCTGAAAGACAAACAATCCGCTGCGCCATATACACGCGCAAATCCACGGAGGAAGGGTTAGAGCAGGAATTCAACTCGCTTGACGCGCAGCGCGAGTCCGGCGAGGCATACGTCGCCTCCATGAAGCACGAGGGATGGGCATGCTTGCCCGACCGTTACAACGACGGCGGTTACACCGGCGGCAACATGGAGCGACCAGCGCTCCAGCGGCTCCTGGCGGACATTGAGGCTGGCAAAGTTGACTGTATTGTGGTCTACAAGGTCGACCGCCTCTCGCGCTCGCTCCTGGACTTCGCAAGGATAATGGGAACTCTTGAGAAGCACCGCGTCTCCTTCGTCTCCGTAACTCAGCAGTTCAACACAACAAACTCGATGGGGCGGCTGATGCTGAACGTGCTGCTGTCGTTCGCGCAGTTCGAGCGCGAGATGATTAGCGAGCGCACTCGCGACAAGATTCACGCCGCACGCCGTAAGGGCAAGTGGTCCGGCGGGCGTCCAATTCTGGGTTACGACGTAGCGCCCGGTGGCGGACGGCTTGTCATTAACGAGGAGGAGGCCGCCCGCGTGAGGGCCATCTTCGGGTTGTACCTTGAACATGAGTCGCTCGTCGAGACGATCAAGGTCCTCGATAAGCGCGGCTGGACGAACAAGCGCTGGATTAATCAGGACGGGCGTGAACGGGGCGGGAAGCCCTTCAATAAATGCACGCTTCTGCACCTCCTCAGGAATGTCCTTTACGCGGGAAAGATTACGCTCCGGAAGGAAGTCCACGACGGCGAACAGCCCCCTATTGTGGACGAGGACGTATTCCGACGAGTTCAGGTACTAGTCCATCGCAACGGCGCGTGCGGCGGCAAGCACGTCCGCAACCGCTTCGGCGCGCTGCTGAAGGGACTCCTCTATTGCGCGCCGTGCGGCTGCGCCATGAGCCATAGCCACACGCGGAAGAACGGGAACAAGCGCTACCGCTACTACGTCTGCCTCAACGCGCAGAAACGCGGCTGGCACAACTGCCCGACGAAGTCGATTCCCGCCCACGAAATCGAGCAGTTTGTAATCGACCAGATACGCGGCATCGGTAAGGACGGCACGCTCATCACCGAGACCATAAGGCAGATGCGAGAGCAGGCAAAGAAGCGGATACACGACCTTGAAATCGAGCAGAAGGGTCTGGAGAAGGAACTTGCGCGGCACAACGCAGACTTGCGCAAACTCGCCGGGGAAGCCAGGAAGGACGGGACTAGTACCGCCAGCACCGACCGTATGGCGGACATTCAAGAGCGAATACACCTTGCCGAGCGTCGCGCAACCGAGGTGCGTGAGGAACTCATTGCACGTGGCCGCGATCTGCTCGATGAACGCGAGGCGGCGCGTGCGCTGGCAATGTTCGACCCCGCGTGGGACTCGCTCACGCCGCGCGAACAGGCGCGCGTAATTCAACTCCTCGTGGAGCGCGTTGAATACGATGGCGAGAAAGGCACGGTCTCCGTTACGTTCCATCCGACGGGCATGGACGCGCTGGCCGGTGAACTCAAGAATAGGAAGGCAATCGCATGACGACAGGAATTACGATAACAAAGGAAGTGCATTTCAGGCAGAGACGCGGCACGCGAAAAATGCTTGTGGAAGGGCAGGCGCCTGTGCGGCAAGCGTTGCCGCAAGGGACCGTCCCGCGAATATCGCGCCTAATGGCGCTGGCCATCCGGATGGAGAGACTGCTCAAGGAAGGCGCAGTGGCGGACTACGCCGATATCGCTCGCCTTGGCCACGTCACGCGAGCGCGCGTCAGTCAAATCATGAACCTTCTCAACCTCGCCCCCGACATCCAGGAAGACATCCTCTTTCTTCCCATCACCCTGCGCGGCCGCGACCCTGTCCGCGAAATCCACATCCGCCCAATCGCTGCCGTCCTCGACTGGAGAAAGCAGCGAAAGATGTGGCGGGAGGTATCAACACAGTAA